CTTCTTGACTATCACAGTAACGTCTGTCTTTCCGTAAACCGTACATGTTGCGGCCCAACTGATAACATACTGTTTACCTAGTTCAAAGCCTTCTCCATTGTGTCCAACTTCAACATAATCAGTACCGTAAGTGAGTTTTTTAGCCGTGCTGCCTTTGAGTCGGTTCCTATTGTAGATAGCTGTCCCGTCTCCGCCAATAAGACCAGCGTTGATTCTTGCGGTCTCACTGACCTGTTCTAATTTCTTACTTAATTCAGCAATTGAGTCTGCGCCACTCATCAACTCTTCACGGATACGCTTCACGAACTCAGGGCGTTCTTTCTCGATTTCATCATGGATTTTAGCTCCAAACTCTTCGGCTTTGGCCTTGTATTCCTCTATGGCATCTATGATAGCTTTTTCACGTTTGGCGAACTCAGCGTCAAACGCACGGTCTGCATTTGCGATTTCTTTTTTCAAACGTTCATCAAAAATCTGATTCAAATTTCGAGTTTCATTCAAAACGGCATCGTTTACAATCCCACTGATTGCATTCGCCAGACTAGACTGAAATGTCCCAAAACCAATTGATTTCAGACGTTTAGCCATTGGAGAGTAAGTATATTTCGTAATTTTCTTACGAACATCAAAATCGTACTCTTCGTGATAGATACTGACCACATCGAACATCCGAACTGCAACATCGCTCTGACCGACAACCGATATTTCAAGGTTATCTTCTAGCATGTCACACATGCTTTCCCGAAAATACTGCTTACCGTATTCAATCAAGCTATCTCTGTCTTTGACGTTCTGATCATTGACTTCAACAACTGCTTCATAGATTTGGCTGTATTTTCCAAGTAATGGGCTATCAATCACTACCACATAATCAACGTCAGGCGCCTTTTCTCCCTCACCTTTAACAGTTGTTTTAAAGGTTATCCGAGTTTTTAAAGACTTGGTTGAGGTCTTATGTTGGTAGCTAGACAGGTTCTTTTTGTACATAAAAAGCGATTCGTTTTCCGAACCGCCATTTTTTAGTAATCGTACTTGATAACCATGTCTGACTAAATCACCACCCCACTGACCAAGAATAGAATGTTTATCCTTGGTCAATGCTTCCATAGCGTTCTTAGTATCGGTGTTGAATGTGTGTCTATCTTCAATGTCAGAGAAAAATGAGAATGGATTGTCACGAGTAATGCTTCCAGCAAATCGACTTAAAGCAGTCGAACCAGTCACTCTATCCAACGAGATAGAATTGACAACATAGTTATTCAAGAGAGTGAATACTTGATTAGCATAGACCTGAATATAGCCATGCTTCTTCTCAACTTCAAAAATATAAAAATCTTGCTCACCATGTAGGTCATCTGAAGTCAAAAAAGTTTCCTCTTTAAGCAATTCCCACTTGGGGTCTGATGTAGGAAATCGAAACGTTAATTGATAAGTATTGTTCCGTTCTTGGACGATTTCGTCATTATAAGCCTCGTTTAAAGGCGTATTGCCGTCTGTAAGATAAATCATAAGATATACCTCCAATTCGGGCGAACTGTGACCTTACGAACTGCACCAGTAAAGACCAGACCGTTATTACCAACTGCCAATTCAAAGAAGCCTCCACGCTTACGTAGAGTGTTTTGAACCGCGCCTTCTGCATTGTAGATATTCTGCTTCTTATGCCTACAATCAATGGTCACTTTTTGTCTAATGGTCAAGTGCATGGTTGTCCGTCCTATAGTCAAAGAAATATCTCCATCTCCCTCAATTTCAATCACAGGCTCACTATAGACAGAGCCTGGATTGTTTATATTGCCACTTGCAGTGAAGACCATAGGGACAACATCTTTCTGATAGCGGAAAGGTTGCATACTCAACTTAATTTCTAATTTCCATCCATACATACCTTGTGGATTGTATTTTGCACTGACAAAATCAGCATAAAATAAAGAGCCTAGTTGGTAGCTAAACTCTAGCGTATTATCATTTGGTTGAAATCTCTCAACGATTTCAGACGGATTTACCGTCCTTGGCAGGTAAAATACAAAAGTCCTCTCGTAGCTTTCATAAGCACCGTCCAAGACGCGGTAATCCCCGTTGACTCCAAAAAGGGTAACTGTTTCTGAAACTTTAGGTTTAGCAGCCTCCACATCGCCAAAATCAGTCACCACACAGTTAGGAATGGTTGAAGTGTTGAAACCATTGATAATCATGTATTCCATTAAATTCCCTCCCTGGCATAGATCGCACCTTGGCGCTGGTATACGCTCATTGAAATCTTATCAGAGTCCAGATAAGTATCTGACGTCTTCTCAAGGATAGCAGTAAGGATTCTCTCCATACTCGCTCTCAAATTCGCTATCTCAGACACGGTTTTACTCTCACGGTCCTCAAATTGGGTTGACGACATAGCCAATTGTACCTCAAGGACTTTAGTAATGGATGCAGAGGAATTCAGATCCATGTTATCTCCTGTAAATACATCTGAAATTTCATCAACCATTCCTCCGACCGTTTGTTTGACATCCTTAAATTGCTCTTGTAATCCTTTATCTAACCCTTCCATGATAGCGTTACCTGCAGGAATTAATAACTTTCTATCATACTCGATTGGTCCTTTGTGATCTCGAATCCAGTTTGCAACTCCTCCAATGAAGTCTGTTACAGCTCCCCATGCAGCTTTTAACCCGCCTAGAAATCCATCTATAATGGCTTTCCCTGCCGCCCACAAGTCGATTTTACCAAGACTTGAAACAATGTTGCCGCCCATTTCTCCTATCTTTCCGAGTACTTCTGGAATCATTTGTACTAATCCTTTAATCAAGCTTGAGATAATTTCAACACCAGCATTTAAAATCTGAGGTAAGTTGTTCCAGATTGTAGTCACCAGATTAGTAATCATATTGATTGCTGTGTCCACTAAGTCTGGAATTCTCTGGATAATCCCACTAATTAAATTAGTAACAACTTCGAACCCTGAACTGATGAATTGAGGTGCGTTGCTGTAAATTGTTTGCAGCAGCGATGAAATCAAATCGATTCCAGCTTGTAGAGCTCCTGGTGCAGCTTGAACCAATCCATCGATTAGTTGGAACACGAAATCTGTCCCAGCTTGGAAGATTGATGGCCAGTTCTGCATAAACGACTCAACAAGTCCATTAACGATATCACTTACAATATTCAGCAGACCTGGGATTGCTTCTAGAGCGCTGTTATAAATTCCAATAACCATATCCTGCCCAATTTGCAGCAACTCTGGTACTGATTCCATGATTGAGCCTAAGTTCTCTCCTATAGCTGCACTGGCTAATTCAAACGCTGATTCTAGGATGTCTGGAACACCTTTAACAACGTTCCACAACATTGGCAAGAAGTTATCTACAAAAAATGTCTTAGCAGTGTCTGCTAAGGCTATCAAGGCAGGTTCTACATCCTCACCGAGCGCTAAATCACCGAGCAAGTTATGTGCTGCAGCCTTCATCGCGTTAAATGAACCAGTGAATGTAGTTGAGGCTTCTTTTGCCGTTGTTCCTGTGATATCCAGATTCTCTTGAATCGTGTGGATAGCTTGATACACATCATTCAGATTGTTGATGTCGTATTTAGTTCCAGTTAGCTTTTCTGCATCTCTTAATAAGCGCTGCATCTCTTCTTTTGTACCGCCATAACCCAGCTTTAAGTTGTCAAGCATGGTGTAGTTCTGTTTAGCAAATCCTTGATAAGCCGTCTGGATGCTTTCCATTGAAGTCCCCATCTTGTTTGAATTATCGGCCATGTCAATCATCGCCATGTTTGCCACTTCCGCAGCTTTTGCAGTATCACCGCCCAACGATTGCAGCAAGCTTGCACTGAAGCCTGTCACGTTTTCCATATACGCGTTTGCAGACAATCCAGTCGTTTTGTATGCTTCATCCGCGTACTTAATGACTTGAGTTGCATTATCCTTGAACAGTGTTTCAATCCCACCAAGAGATTGTTGCAAGGAAGCTCCCTCGCTTAATGCAGCAGTAATACCAGTCTTAATAGCAGCACCAATTCCAAGCGCTGCAGCAATTTTCAAAGCTGCACCTTTAAAGCCGCTCATGAAGCTTGTTCCTGCTTCCTGTCCAGAACTTGCAGCTTCTGGTCCCATGGCTTTACTAATCATTCCGCTAATTCCTTTTGCTGATGGGATAATTTGAACATAAGCAGCTCCTAATTCTGTTGCCATTAGTCATCCTCCTTTCTTAACAATTTCTCTCTTTCTTTTAAGAAGTCCTCGCTTGATTCAAATCCAATCAAGTCGCTTGTTTTAGCTTTTTGTTGAGATTTAGTCAACATTGCGACCATTGATTGAGGATAGTTGCGACCGTTCATGCCATCTTTGGTCTGCTGCCATATCAACACGTTTAACTTGTCTTGTATTCCAGCGAGCAGCAAAGTCTCAAACGGAACTTCGATATCATTCATCTTCATTTTGATTCTAGAGTTTTCTCTAAGACCAAAAGAAAAAACGGCCACCATTTTTAATGGAAGCCGTCTGTAATCGTATATTTGATATGTTTCAGCAAGATCACAGATAAGCGCGTCTTCATCAGTCGCTACCATTTTAGCGAGGATTAAGATTTTTTTAATTCTTTATTTTCAAAAATAGTTTTCATAGTGTCCACCACATCTTCTTTAGTCACTAATCCATGCTCATTGCGCATGCTATTTAAGAATGCTTTGGCTTCATCTTTAAATACAAACTCGACTAAATCTGGAAGATATAACACGCTCTTTTCTACTTTTGAAAGTGCCTCTAAAAAATCGTAACTCTCAAGTAATTCTTCAGCGATACTGTAATTGAATCCTGCTTCTGTTGTTCCTGTAATCATTTAATTACCCCTTCTTTGAAATATATTCGTAGTGAGTGAAACCTTCAGTATCTGGGAATGCAGATACAGTACTTTCATATCCAAGCGTATCAGAGTCTGAGTATGGAATTTCTCCCATTTCAGTCAATTTACAAATAGGAATAACCACGCGTTTCAAGTAGCCGCCTTTTAATACAGTATCAATTACCATTACTTGATCTTCGGCTTCCTCTAAACCTACTTTAATTTTCACTCCTGTTTCAAGAGATCCTTCGACATTTGACTTGCCATAAATGAATTTAAGTACATCGATATTCAATGCTTCAATAAATGTCATTTTGAACTTATCTGTCTTTTCTTTTTGCACCGAGTTAACGATGGCACCGCCCCATGCTTTGATGTCCTCACTAGATGCCGTATTTTCGTTTTTAATTCCATCTTCTGAGATGAAACCAAGATTTTTGAATGCTGCATCCAATTCAGATTTTGCATCTTCTGGCAATGCTGTTTTTAATGGAGCTACAAATACGGCACCAGCAATTTTAGGCTTTACGGCCGTTACCTTTGTAACATCGTTTTTATTTTCTGCCATCACAATTCTCCTTTATTAATAGTGTTTAATATCAAATACTGCTTGATATCTATATTTTTTACTTTCCGTATCTGTGTATATGTAGTCGCTATTAAGCGATACACCAGATACATCATCTAAATCGACTAACATCTCAACTGCAGCCTTAACTGCTTCATTCAACTGTGCAGCCTTGTACAGCGTTGAATCATAGCTCTGAAATACAATAGTTGAAGACTTGAGATGTTTTCTCTTTCCGCTGCCAGTCTGTTCGATTAATACGAATCTATCTGGCATCTTAGCTGCACGCTCCATGACTACTTTGCAGTCAAGTTTAGTAACTAAGAAATTGCGAATCGTTTCAAGAATCATCATCTCACCGCCTTTAATAGAGTATTATTCTTTTTTGTGTCCTTGATTGCCTTTACGGTGGTAGCTTTAACACTCGCATTGGCACGAGTTTTCCCTGTGAAAGTAGATACTTCATATCCATCTCCAGCTCTCCCTTTTATTGCTTCAGCGCGTTCTCTGAGCATTGCTTTTACCTCTTCTGAGCGCAGCATATCTCGAACACCTTTACTATTAAGTTTAAACTTGAAATCACTCATATCTTTCTACCATCACCTTCTTGTGCCAACGAGTAGGAACTAGCTCCTCAATCCCTTCCTGGACAGGGCCGAATGAACGGAACTTCTTACCAAAGAACTCGATAGTCTTATCTTCCCATTCGTGAGTGTCTCCTTTAGGAATGCCAAGCAGGTACACTGCTTTCTTTCCTTCGAGCTGCACTGAATTAATAACATCATCGGCACTAGCAGGAGCAACAAGGACATCCTCTACTTGAACAGCCTGCTCTTCGAAGATGTCAGCTCCAAATCCATCGCTGCCAGTCTTGACAGTTTGATATAGAGTGACTGTCATTCCTTTAATTTCCATAAGGTTCAATCACTCCAAATCTTTGAGTTGTTAGTTTCAATCGTTTCTTTTCTGACTCTTTAATGAAGATGCCGCCTCCTGGAACTAAATACGAGCCACTAACTGAGTACCCCATTGCGCTCTGTGCGAACTGTGTCATCGGCTCTTGAGTCGTTGAAGTCATTAGAGCACGAGACACGACATCAACAGTCACAGACTTAACAACGGTCCTAAAACTTTCACGCTCCAGAATCATATTGTCTAAGTCTTGTCCGTATTGATAAGCCTCTTCACGCAGCATGTCTGATACTGTATCAAGAAGCGCTTCGGCTCGTTCTCTTTCAGTAGGCTTAAGATTTCTCCACATCTTCTGTAAGTCATCTAAAGTAGCAAATGAAGCCATTACTCATCATCCTTTGCTTCTTTCTTTTTAGTTGTTTTCTTCTTTGGCTCTTCTAATGGCTCCCATGAGCCAGACAGCACGCTGTCTGACTCAATGATGACACCATTCTCTTTATTGATATATTTCATATCGCTGCCCTACGATTCTTTAACGCGTGCGAAGGCTGTTTCGTCTAAGATGCCCCATCCCACATTAGCTTTTGTACGCAAGCACACTTCGTTATGAGCTTTTAAGTCGCGACCTGCTCCATCTGGATCACCATATTGAATTACTTCTAATGAGATTGTGTCAGCATAACCCCATTTGAAGCTGTTTTCGAAGTCACCAACGATAACATGGTCTTTTTCTGCAGTGTTTGTGCCTGTTGGAATCATATTTTTTGTTGAATCAGCAATCATGCCAGCAAATACTTCTGGACATTGACCAAATTTAAATTCTGGATATTGAGTAACTCCGTTTTCTTTCACTTTAGACAATGCGTGTGTAGCTTGAGGAGAGAAGATGATTCCGTTAACTACTCCTCCAGTTGCTGTAACTGTATTTGCTGCAGAATCGATATTATCTTCAATATTTGCTTCTGCATAAGTTACAACGTTAGTCTTAATTTGGCCGTCAAATGAATTTTTATCTTTGAAAGTGCCATCCGTCATAGATTTAGGCTCTAAACCATGAATAGCAGCAATATCAATCGCTTCTGCTAGTTTTTTAGAGAATCCTTCGTTAAATGCTTCTAAGAATGTGATTTTCTTTTCTTGACTCATTGTTAAGAATTTATCTGAAACTCGAGCTTGATATGTGATCTCATAAGGGCGCACTACTTTAGGCTCAATAGTAGCTTTTCCAGCTTTCACTTGTTCGCCTTCTCCTACAATCTGTGCATTTCCTTCTAAATTAAATACAAAGAATTCGTTACCTTCTTGAGGAACTGGGTCTTGTTTTGAAACTTTAGCTAATACTGATTTTCCTTTAACTTTTGAGAATAATTCTTTTACTAATTGAGGCGGATATAATGTTCCTGCTTCTAATGCTGTTTTATCTGTCATATTTATTTCCTCTTTTCTTTTTGTTTTATAGATTTAATTGTTGCAACACTTGTTGCATTGATGCTGTTCTTGAATCAACTTCTGGCTCATTTGATTTCATTGGCGCGATTACTTGTTTTGGTTTAACAAATGCAGATAATCGTTCTGCATCGGCTTGCAAGCTCTCTTCATCGCTCCCTTGAAGTCGTTCGGCTAAGTCGTAAGGCAATCCATTACGAACAGCAATTTGAGCTTTAAGCTGTGATGCTTTGTATTCGTCTGAGACTTTCTGCAGCTCCGCGAATTCTGCCTCTTTAGCGCTAATAAGGCCATCTTTCTCGATGAGCAGCTGATTATTTGCCTCGATGGTTGAAAGCAGTCCAGCTCTTTCTTCTTCCAATTCCTTCACACGATTTTCAAGCTCTTCAGTTTTTGCTTGTGCGCGTTTAATTCGTTCACTAACAATCTTGTTAAGCTCTTCTTGTGTAAATGTTGTGTTTTCAGACATATAATGTCTCCTTTCCCTCTTTAACCTGTGAGTCCAGTAGATTTTTTTTATTAAAAAAAGCCGCTATATAAATAGCCGCTTTTAGTTTAATAACTGATTTTTTGAACGCGCTTAGGCTTGGCCGTAGCGCATGCCCAGTGTGCCAATAGCGCACTGTCCATTAAGCTGATATCGACATCATCAAAATGTGAACGATATCCGAAGCCACCATTCGAGCCGATATTTCTCTTGTCACAGTTTGTTACAACTTTTGAAAGAGATGGCTGCCCAGAGTGGCAAATTGTTTTCTGGTATACTCCTTGCTCCCATAACGCATTTGCCACGATTATCTCTTTAACCGTTGGCAGCACAACGTTTTTAATCCTGTACTCTCTTAATTCGTCATCTAGCACCTTTTGACCAGAAGCTCCATCGATAACAATTTGAGCAACGTTTGCTTTTTTAAGAAATGAAACAATCCAGTCATTCCCATTTCGAACAGATTGGCAATCAACTACCTCAACGAATATATCTCCATAATCTGTCTTAACAGCGATGCTTAATGCAACGTTCGTACCGTCCTGGCCATACTTAATGCCAGCGAATAGCTGCCCTTTAAATTTAGGCATTTCTTCAATTCTCAACGCTTCCCATTCTGTCTCAGAGATAGCTGATTTCTGGTTATATTTAGGCCAAAAGCCAAGCCGCTGCACGTTATGATCGAGCTTATCGTCACCAAGCTCCGCCTCAATTTTCCGTTCGTCTAAGTGATATCCCATTGATGGGTTTGATTGATACCAGGCTTCTACATCGTTAATATCTCGCTCTTCTGGAACTGACCACTCCGCCCATCCAGAATACTTAGCTCTACCGAATAGGCAAGCTTCTCTAAATTTAGAGAATACCGTTCCGCTTGAGACTGGTGTTGGAGGTGTTCCACATAGAATAGTGATAGGATTTTCACTATCTGTTACTGTATATTTAAGAGCTGATTCTTGCTCTGTGGTGTACTCTTGCGCTTCATCGATAACTAAGATATCGAATCCCTCACCTAGTCCTCCGTTCGATGTTCTCGTTCTGAACTGGATTACTCCTCCAGTAGCATATAGCTCAATACGTTCTTGACCTTTAGCACGAATCGAGTTGAAGTCTTCTCCATCCACATATCCCATTTTTTCAAGATACTTTTTCATTTTTTCGAATGATGAATGCGATGTACTGATTCTGTGTGCCGTATGCAGAATGTTCAATCCTTTATGCAGCGCCCATAATTCAACTATATAGAGAATCTCAGACTTACCATTCCGCCGTGGGATTGAATATCCGAATTTTTGATGAACCCACAGTCCTTTTTTATCCAAAGCCATAACAGGCTCCAGAAGCTTTTTCTGCCATGTATAGCATGACAGTCCTGTCTTCTCGTATATCTCAATGGCTTCTTTAGCTAGAGAACGCTTTTTGACAAATGGCAATAGGACAGCTTGTGTAGGAATTTGATTTCCATATTTCTTCCTAGCCACTCAATCATCCTTTCTATTTTCCAAACTTTTTAGCAGCAACTTTGTCTTTTAATTCAAGGTATTCTGCGCTCTTTTGATTTTTTTGATTTACAAAATCTTGTAATGAGATGTTATTCATTGCTGCTCTTCCAAGCTTCTTAACCATGGCTTGATATTCTCGCCTGTCTTCGGATGCTAGATTATCTGCCACATCACTCTCACGCTGCTTGTTGAATGCAGCACGCGTATTAACCTCATTACTCCACTTCTTAGTCCAGGCATTCTGCTTCTTGCCATCGCCTGGATGATAATCAATAGTGCATGTACATCTATCATGCCTTTTAAACACATCTCTACTAACACCAGGATAGTGATACACTCCAGCGATTCTGTCGCACCACTCGCAACAGTTACCATCCGTGCTGCGTATGATTTTCGGCTGCAGTCCAGCGTTGTAATGGAAGTCTGCATTAATTTGAATATGCTTATCTACTACATTTTTGCTAAAATTAACTACTGGTTCTCCTAGAATCCATGAAACATCATCAAATGTATTCTCATAAGCTATTCGATTGATTAAGCTGTCTATTCTGGCTTGATTTATAGGAGCTTGAATCGACTTCAATCCAATTCCAGCTTCTTTGTTAAGCGTTTCTTGCACTCTCATAGCATAAGAACTAACCATCCTGTGGTTAGTTCCTAGTACATCGTTTAAGATACGCTCTGCAATGTTGTAATACATTTTTCCATCTGGCAGCACAGCACTGCTAATATTCTGCTGTAGAGCCTCTGAGATTAGCCTACCGAGCGATACGGCAAATTCATGCGCATCGATGAAGTTAGCCTTACCATTTGTTAATAGAAGCAACAATCTTTTTAATTCTGGATTATTCTCAGCAGCTTCAAAGAAATCTTTTTGAATTTTTTCAAGCAAGCCTGGAACAATATCATCCATTCACATCAGCTCCTTTCACATTTATTGCTAACACATCATTATTCAGCAGTTTGATCTTCAATTTTAGTTTTATTCAACATTTCTATTGCTTCGGCCTCACTCATTCCTGTTGACATTAGGAGCGTGATTCCATTTTCCTTAGAGAGAACACCTTTTTGGTAATTACTGAGCAGTGAAGTTATCTCATAAGTTGAGATAATTCTATTTTTCTGTTTATCAGCTCCATTATCACTAACTGCCGTTTTTGGATCTATTACCTCTTGTGCAGGTTTAACATCCATATTTCCTTTAATTCCGCTCAAATCGTAGATAATATCTGGAGTCAAGAAGTTAGGCATTGCTTGATTAAATTTAGAAACGGCATCACCTAATAGAGATAGTGCCGACACATCCGCTTCAAATAGGGGTTCCCACTTAAGTACTGTATTAGAGAATTCTTTTCTCAAATAACGTACTTCATCGCGTAGACATACAGATACATACGCTACATTAAGAAGTCCAGAGCCTAGAGAGCGCTGTGCAGCCTTTCCTGCAAGTCTTAAGTTCTCATGGCTTGCCTTGATAGCTTCCACGCTTGAGGGATTATCTGACACGAATCCTAAATCATCCAGTGTCAATCCAGTTTCTCCAGCAAATCCAGCAGCAGCCATCTTGAGCTGCTCAACAAATGGAGTCATGCTTGCTGCAGTGAACTGCCCTACAGTAGGCTTATCTCTGTCATCGTCTTTAGTAAACATGATGAAGCTTGAAATAGTAGCTTTCCAGCTTTCCATCGGCTGCGCATCCTGGCTAACTCCAAGAACATATTTCTGAGGGAATGAATAGAACTCAGCAGTCACTTCTGAACGCTCAATAGTGCGCTGTGCTGTCTTCTGATAATCAATACCAGAGCGAGTGATACGCGAGCGCCCAAATGGTCTAGAAGCGTCTGGTCTGTGAATCACTGGCACCAGTAATGGGATTCCAGTAGGATTCTCAATCGAGTAAGGCTCTCCATTCTTTGGATAGAAAATAGTCTCTTCTGGAGTGAAGTATGCTTCTAGTGTAGGAGTGTTGTTATCTCCTCTCTGTAGCACTGCATAGCCTTCTGTTAGTAAGTTAGTGATTGGATCTAGAACACCAGTCGCATTGCTCGCCTCGATGACTTGCAAGCGCGGCATTCCTTCTTCATCCTTCGATATATAAATGAAGCAGCATGAACCAATCAACGCGGATAGGATTGCTGAATCAAAGAAGATATCTGGATTGTTAAAACGAAATATTTCATTAGCGTTAAAATTGTCGTTTGCAAATTCTCTGAACACTAATCTATCAGCTAGGCTGTCTACTGCTTTTGTAGTCCATCCAAGTACTGTCTTGTATTTATCTCTAATCTGTGCTGGAATCGTAATTCCATCAGAATTATCAAGTTTCTGCATTGAATAGTAGTCATATCGCATTAATACTCTGCTGCGATATAGATCCAGCTTCTTCTGCAGATATGCTTTCCCTTTTAGTTCCATTTTTTTCTCCTTTTCGTGTTTTTGGCGCGAGAAAATATGTACAGTGACTGCGTGAAGGTCGCGAGAGCTGCAGGGTAGGTCCCCTCCCCCCTATCAGTCTGGAACGTAATTTGTCCAATCTTTAGTTTGTGGCAAATTTCGGTTCCCTACAGTATTTTTGATTTCTCGTGCTTGATTGAATAATTTATCTGATTTTTCTCTATTGCATGTCCAGTGAGCGAGCTGTAGGTTGTCGATATCGCTTGGATGTCCTCCTTTGTTTATCGGAATGATGTGGTCAATCACTGGTGAGAGTGGGTGTGGATGTTTTAATCTCGTGTCAACAGGTTTTCCACAGATTCCACAGATATTCTGAGTTTTCAGTATAATCTTCTTGTTCTTCTCGAATGCGACACGGTGGGGGCCAATTCTATCTGGGCGGGCCATTTTATTTCTCCTTATGGGGGGTATTTTTATTTTTAGGGTAGGGGGGTATTTTTTTAATTCCCCTATTTTTGTTTGTTTTTATTGTCGTATCAACGTTTTTTTAATTATTCTTTGAATGTATCTGAATTTCACATATCTTATATTGTGTTAAATTCGAGCAACGCTCGAACTCATTGATATAACAATGTTTTTTTAACTTTCCTTTTTTGAATTTACATTTTCTCATTATGTTAAATTGAACATCGTTATAAGTAGAAATCGTCCATTGATTTATCCTGCTGATCCTGTTGAATTCCAATGTATCGAAGTGTAATATCTGGGCTTGCATGGTTAAATAGAACCATCAACATGGCCACATCTTTATTATTCTTATAGTGATGATAGCCGAATGTTTTCCGCATTGTATGTGTTCCAACATTCTCAATTCCGATATCTTCTGCTGCAGCTTTGAGAATGTAATAAGCAGCTTCACGAGTGATTGCTTTATTCTTTCCCTTTCTACTTTTAAACAGATAATCATGTGGATTCATATCTTTAATGTACTCTTGTACTTCCTTTTTGAAAGCTTTGTTCATCTTTCTTTTGAGAATCTTTCCTGTTTTCAATTCTCTGATATTCACATACTGCCCTTGAACATCCTTAGCTTTTAATTTAATAATGTCACTGATTCTTAATCCGAGATTAATTCCAAATACGAACAGCATATAGTTTCGCTCGTTCCATTCCTTCAGATAATCCTTCATAGCTTGCACATCGTCTGGATCTCGAATAGGTTCCACATAATTCATGCTGCTTGTCCTTTCTATAAAACTAAAGAGCGTACCTTGCAGCACGCTCTTTGACAGTTTATATTGGTTTATTAGGGGAATTGCCGCGAGTGGACTCGAACCACTCTATTTAATTCCTATGCGGCACTTGTTAGCAGTCGTCCATGCTGCTAACTTGGATACACCTTTTCCAGGACTGGCTTTGATGTAGCTGTTTCCGCAGCTTCATCTTTGTTTCCCTACTTTTTCTATATTAACATTATAACTTGTTTCTCTTTGTTTAAACTCTCAAATTACTTTCAAAGTTCTCCCAAGAAGTCAAACAAGTCTTTGACACTCTTTCCTTTTTCATACTTCAAGAACGAGCCGCCATCGTAATAATGAGCGAACTCTATCTTGGCTTTATCAAGCAGCCTATAGAATTCAGTCGAAGAGTAATCCAAGTCTATGTAGATAGCAATGTCACTCACATTACTCTTTACATACTTCTCAATTAGAACTTGCCGATAAAAAGGATCACGTATCTTGTTTATCGCTTGCTCTATCTTATCCATGTAACTTCTTGCTGTCTCTTGTCTGACGATGTGTTCTTCAATCGGATTGCGAACGGTTCCTGTGTAGCTTCTAGGCTCGAATGAGAATGTTGCTGTAATCTTACTCACATAATTATCTCCAGCAATCTTCTTGAGAGTCTTGTAATGTTCTAATACTTCCGTTATTCCTTCAATCGTGGCCTTAGTGTCTAGCTTCATCTAACTCCTCCCTTAGAACGGCAAGTCATCCTCGCTGAATTCGATTGTCTCAGCTTCATTGTTGCTGAATACAGGCTGATTGTTTCTTGCTTCCACGACTTTCTTAGTCTCTAATAGTGAGAAGCCTTCTGCTAATACTTCTGTGATATAGACTGCCTTTCCGTCCTTCTCATAGCTGCGCGTTTGAATTCTTCCCTCAATCCCAACAAGTGAGCCTTTGTCTGTGAATTTAACAAAGTTCTCTGCAGCATTTCGCCACATTAAACAATTAATAAAATCTGCTTCATACTCTCCGCTCTTGTTCTTGAAATTGCGCTGCGTTGCAACGCTGAACTGAGTGTATTTAGTTCCAGTTGATGTAAATTTAAGCTCTGGCTTTCTAGTAAGTCTGCCAACAACTACTACATGATTAATCATTATCTTTCCCCTCCAATAGATATTTCTCGTGTGCTTTCAAATCACCTTTAAGAATTCGAGTCACTCTGTTAAATTCTTTGATTGCTTGTGACTTCATTGGCTTAATGCCTTCTCTTCGAGCTTCGTCTGTTTCTGGAATGTAATATCCTGTTCTTCCGTTACGTTCACCAATGATTACAATTCCATAACGATTGACTAATGTGTCTATGATTTTCTTAACTCGTCTCTCTGAGAGTTTAGTGATATTTGAGATGTCCACTCTGTTAATTCGTCTAGTGTCGCTGTTTGGAATCAATCTCAATACCATTCTTTCCTCTGCGCCCATTCGTTCCATTAGTAGCTCTCCTTCAATTCTTCTAATCTGTCTAAATTATATCCAGACCAGGCATTTTCGAAGTGTTCATCCAAGGCCACTACAGGAATCTGCTGAAAGCCGTTTAATTTAATCTCTTCTAGCTTCTCTGGATGTTCAAATACATCTACTGACTCGTACTTAATTTTATTTTGATTGAGCCACATCTTAGTCATCTCGCACTGGATGCAGTTGTTTTTTGAATATACTTTAATGTTCATTTTCTATTCCCCTCTTGATATTCCAATAAATCTATCTTTATCAAATTTTGCACTCATTCGAGTATTGTCTTCTCTGTCTGTGTACGTGAACCAGATTGTTTTTTCGTACTCTTCCAGGTCTTCAATATTCTTGAATTCGAATGCTTTTCCGTTTTCTAGAAACAATACTATTTTCATGTTAGCCTCTCATGTTCTTTTGAATCGACATCACAATCCCTGCGATTGAACCAATCAACATCAACGAGAATATGATTACTAAGTAAGTAGCTACTGGCAGCACGACTGCAAACCATGTGATTGGCACTCCAACTAATTTAATAATTGCTAAGATCATGCTTAAGCTTAATGCTGCTACAAACATATATGTTAGTAGTCCTGTTTTTTTGTCATCCATCCTTATTCCTCCGATTTATTCAATTTCTTGTTTATATACTTCTAATGGGCACGTTACACCTAATCCATCATGTATAATCAGTTCTACTTCTACAGTTTTGTTACTCAAATCTACAAAGACTGCGTTTGTTTTTTCTCTTCCTCTAAACCATATTTGTTTGCCGTCTTTTATCGTTAAAAACTGAGCGCCACGAAATTTCGTATTTAATCCATTCGCATGTACTGAAATAATCATATTCTCACCTACTTAATAAACTGTTGAAAAAATACAATGTCTGGATAAAGGAATGGTGATACTACAAGGATTATCAATGTTAATACACCTATGACAATCAAAAACTTAGTTAGCACCTTCAATCTTTTTCCTGCATCTTTTTTAACACTTCCATCCCATGATGAACCCATTGAATAGTTCATATAATCTACAAACATAAAGACCATTGCTCCAACTCCTAAACACAATAGTCCAGCTAGTATGTTCTGTGTTAACGAGTAGAAAACAGCCTCAGTTCTTAGTTGCGGATATAATTCGATTGCTTTTTCAACACTGACCTGAAGCAAGTCTGCTATTTTACTCAAAATATCTGTATTCATCCTTATTCCTCCACTTTTACATAAAAATATCTTTTTTAATTCTGATAACTATCGTGTTATCAATGTGTCCTTGTTCCACTATTGCACTTCCTTTTGGCAGTTCGGCGAGTATATCGTATATTGCCTTATCATAAGGCTCGCTTTCATCGCTTGTTCGCTTAATCAACATCTTCAAATGCTTTTCAGCTTTTCTTAAATCTTCATTCATCTTGCCCTTAGAAGGCGCACGCAGCACGTACTTCAAGATATTTCCGACTAGATAACCATCTATCGCATTCTCGTATTTCGGCAGAAAATTATCCATCACTTCAAACACTTCTAATCCGTTAACTCCTCTGTAATGGCTTGGATGGTTAATAGCGCTGTTTCTTCTAGATTCATCCCATTGCTTTTGCCTTTTTTTTGCTATTTCTTCATCTATTAGCCTTTCGTTTTCAGATTTTTCTTTTAGTTCTTTTATATATTCATTTAAATTCACTTAATTCCAGCTCCTTCGAAGTATGATTCCAATCTATCCATTATTTTCTTTCTAGTTTGCCATCCAATTTCATACGGATTTCTTAAAAAGACATTCAATGTGACTGTTCTTACTTGCAAGATATCTCTAGCCATGTGCTTGAAGTTATTTTCTGAGTCAGCAATCATTTCCTCGATATCGTCTCTAGTCTTCAATAAGACTGAATCGTACCAGGCATCCATTCTGTTGGGACCAATATTGCTATCCATCTTGTTAATTTTGAACGGCTTAGGCGCTGCAGCCACTTCAACTACATTACCTGTCACTCCATGCTCTTTCATGAATTTTCGTGCAGCTCCATAATTTTTGAATGTCATTGCTTCATTTTGACTTGCTTTGAATTCAAATGTATAAACTGGATGGTGTCTGTTAAGATATCCCATCATGCTGCTATGATCATTAATTTTTTTAAAGTACATATTGCCATGTTTAATTACAAATACCATACTCATTCTCCAACTCTGCCATTATTTCAATATGGCTTCTGATTTTTTTCATAATGTCACTATGTGGTTCGTTTGTTTGGTAAGTAGCCATTATTACACTATTTCTATCTTCGATAAGACGGAAGCCGTATAATTTTTCTAGTTCTGCCACTTCCAAAGCTTGCCAGATAGCCTTGTCTTTCTGTTCTTTCTGCTGCTCGATGTATGCTGCTGCGTATGGAAGATGTTGATACATGCTCATTGCCTTAATGTTCTTCTGGCATTGCTTAGCTTCCTGCAGCATAACCATTACAGCTCTTGTAGTCTTCAATCCTTCAGACTTCATAATCTTTTCGAATTCTATCGCGTTCATCATCGTAAGAAATCCTCCGAGAAATCCATTCTAGATTTATAGAATTTAAACATAGAATCCATCAGATCGCCTTCTCTGTTCTTCTTGATTGAGAATTTAACTCGTTGATAGCCTTCATGATTTGCTTCAGTTTCTTCATTGCTCAAGAATCCGACCACATTCGAATCTTGCTCAATAGAGCCAGACTCTCTCAAGTCGCTTAGTACTGGTGACTTATCCTGGCGCTGCTCAACTCCTCGTGATAGTTGCGATAGGATTACGATAGGCACTTGCTGCTCGTTTGCTAAGTTCTTCAATTCGCGTGTAATCTGCTCGATTTGAAGCCTTCTGTCACGGTTATTGTTAACTTTAATCAGTCCTACATAATCGATGACAGCTAAGTATTTTCCTGGTGCTTGTCCTGCAGCTCGTTCTTTGATAATTCCAAGGATGTGATTCAATTCAGATACTGTGTCATATACTTTTAAGTCTTTACTCTTAAAGTATTCGATAGTCGCTCTCACTAGCTCCTTGTCACTATCTTTAAGCATCTTGTTCATTTTTCGTAAGTAGTAAGTGTTGAGCGTTGTCATCTTAGACACGAATCTGGAGAACACTTCTTTTTTGCTCATTTCTAAGCTAAACAAGTCTACTCTTAAGCCTTCATTTCGTCTTAGAGCTCTATCGATTAGATTGATTGCCCATGCACTCTTTCCGACTGATGGCCGAGCGCCAACCGTGATAAGCATTCCAGGGCCTATGCCTCCGCCTAGAGCAGCATCAAGTCCGCTAAATGTCTTAATTCCATCTTCAATATCATTCTCAAGCTCATACTCTATTCGCTCAAATGTTTCAGCTAAATCACCAACGTTCTTTTTTCGTGATAACTTAGAAATAGCGTTCAATAGCTCTAGCATTTCAGCCTCAAGCTGCTTAGTTGGAAATGCTGTATGTTCTGCTTTTACTTTTTCTAGCTTCGCTCTTAAATACTCATGATGTAGCTGGTTAGCTAAATAATCCAATCCGCTTGTAGTTGCATTCTCTTGCTGTAGTGCTAGTAGATACTCATATCCGATAGAATTATCCTTCAACTCAGCTCTTACTTTAGCGAATAGCTCCATTAGTCCATCTAGACGGCTGCCATTATTATTTAAGATTTCAAAGATCGTTTTGAAATGATTATCTGTAAACCACTCAGCTTGTAGATATGTTGATTGAGCTTTGTTAAAATCTTGCAGCAGTGCTGCTATGATTGATTTCTCTAATTCATAGTTATTCATATCAACCCTGCCATTCTGAGCCATATAGCTCTCTCATCTTATCTGCCACTAATTGTCCAGAAGATGCTTGCTGCACTCTAGCTGGAGCCTCGTTTAAGTAGTCCTCGAATTTTTCGCTGAATAGCGTTCTTGGTCTGAGATATTGATTCATCTTTTCATTGTTTAGCCATTGCTTACACTTGATGTCAATCACTCTCTCAAAATCTTCAACTGTAAAGCCATTATCTAGCAGCTTGTGGACTAGCTGTGCTGTCTTCTTAGTCTTAACAGAGTACTTCTTGCCTGTTCGTTTATTCAAATAATCAATGATATGTTTAGTCTCCTCAGTCCATACAATCTTGAGCGGTTTCTCCTCGAAGACATTATTACTATTCTCTGCAGTACTCTCCTGGTAGTCTCTGGTATAGGTCTGTTCAAATTGAACACATCCATCTGTTCTATTTGAACACATCGTCTGTTCATTTTGAACACATCGTCTGTTCACACATTGGTACTCGATTGTGTACCATTTTGTTTTGTCAAACTTTTTCTTGTTGAAGTTCCCAATTCTAATGACTTTCTGCTTTTCTAAGTTAGTTAAAGTCCTTCTGATAGTCATTGCTGACCAGAATGGAAATTCTGTTTTCCAATCTTCTAATGTCTTATAAAACCATTTAACTCCTTCAAATTCATGGCTGCTCTTAATCAACCAGTAGTGCATTTGTTGCAGCATGATGGCCTCGTTTAAGCCAAGCTCTCTAGCAAGTGATGGCAGTACTTGAAGAGGTGGCTCATCTATTAATAGTCTGCTCATTGCTTTTCCCCTAATTTATGCTATAATTTAGTTAGTTAATTTTTGTATGACGGCTTCTATAAGTCGTCATTTTTAATACTCTTTTTTTTAATTCTTCAAGTAATTCGTTTGTACTGTATTGTTCTAATGAATTTTGGCATAATAATTCTCTTACTGATATTTCCTCTAAAATTGCAATTTGTTTAAGACGGTCTTTATGGGGGAACGATTCCCCTTTTTCCCATGAAATAACTGTTCTTTTGTTGACACCTAACAAATTTCCAAATTGCTCTTGTGTTAATTTTCTACTTTTTCTTATTTTTCTTATCTTTTCTCCTATAATGTCCAATTTAAATTCACCCCTTCCAACGTGTTATAATAACTTTAGTTAATTTTTGTATAACGGCTTTTATAAGTCGTCTTTTTTTATTTTTCTAGCAGCTCCAGTGCAGTCTCGTAAGCATCCTCTAGACTGTGATGTGTGCTGCTGCTTTTATACATTCCATTGATAACACTTAGATGATACTTACCATTCAAGAATTTAATAGTCCCTACAGTCTCTGTGTTATTCATTAAATCAAATTCAGTGCTATCAAATAGATTTTCTATCAAGCTAATCATCGAAAATCACACCTTGTCTAATTGCATCCACTTTATCTAAGTGCTGGTTAACTGCTCCAACCCACAAGTGCATAAATGCAATTATTCCAATGATTGCTAATGTTGAAAGTCCTAAAAATTTAAAGTATTTCTTAATGAAGTTCTTATTGAACTCTTTCCAGAAAGCTTTTCTTTTAAGCTTCTTAGTTCTTGATATTTCAACTCTACTCATCTTCTTCTATCCTTCCGTTCATCCCACACTTTCTGTATGGCTTCAATGTGATCAGATTTATATTTATATGGCCTTGTATCAACTCTTCTAGCAGCAACGACTACAGGATGATTTCTCACATCACTTTTGAGCCACGCGCTGGAACTCGTTCCGATTTCAGCACATAATTCTTCAGTTGTTATCCATCTCTGTCTACTTCTTGAATCAATAAATGGCTTTATTAACTCAACAAATTTATCTGGATTTCTTCTTACTACTTCTAAAAATATTGGCTCGTAGTAATCGAGTGTTGCTTTCTCCATTTTTGCCTCCTTTCTAGTTTTATCTAACATGTTAGATTTTTTACTTAAAAAAATAATTCTGATACTTTTACATTAAAAAATATTGCTAATTTCTTTAATGTTGCCGTTGAAGTTTCTTGAATTGTTCCTGTTTCTAACCCAGAAATCAATGCACGGCTTACACCAGATTTTGCTGCAAGTTCTTCCTGTGAAATCTTCATTTTTTCTCTTAATTCCTTAATTTTGTAATTTACAATCATATTAGACTCCTTCCTTTTAATGTGAACAACATGTTAGACAGTTGCTGTAAAAATTAAAGGTTTAATGAACCTTACGAGAAAAGTATAACATGTTAGACTGTATGTGTCAACAATGTTAGACAATAAAAATTGAAAAAGTTTTCCCAGTTCATTATAATATGTACAAGATGTTAAACAAGGAGGTTAATTATCATGCATCTTGGAGAAATTATTAAAGAGTTTCGTGCTGCAAATAAATTGAGTATGGCAAAATTCGCTGAAATGTCTAATGTTAGTAAAGCGTATATTTCTGTTTTAGAACGTAATAAACGACCAGACACAGAAAAGCCAGTTGTTCCATCTATACCTATAATTAAGAATGTTGCTGAAGCAATGGGAATGTCGTTTGATGATTTATTCAACATGCTTGAGGATAATCAAGTTGTTTCTGTTGTAGATGATTCAGTTGTCAATAAGATTTCTAATATTGTTTATAGATTATCCAACGATCGTCAGCGAAAAGTTTACAATTATGCTGATGACCTAATGAAAGAACAAGACGGTATCGAAGAGGAGAAAGTTGTTTATTTAGTTAGGGGTCGCAAGTCTGCTGCTGGCTCTATGATTCATGTTGATGATGTAGATGCTAACATGGGAGTGCTGCCATCTTCAATCGTGCCTAATGGCGCTAATGAGCTAGTTCAAATAACTGGAGATTCAATGGAACCAATTATCAAGAAAGGCTCAGAGGTATATTTAAGATATCAACCGACTGTAGAAGATGGAGAGATTGCTATAGTACGTGTTGAAGATGAAGGAGTTACATGTAAATACTTATTTAGAGATGGTAAAAACATTGTTTTAAAATCAGAGAATTCTAAATATGACGATATTGTTGTAGATGCAGAAAAAGTTTCTGTTATTGGTAAAGTTTTGTTATGAAAGGTTAGTGAGAAATATGCTTAATTGGTTCAAAAGTAAATCTGAAATATATGTTGAGCAATTAGCAAGTTTTGATTATTCACAATTAGAATTAGAATATGCTTATAAAAAATCAGGTGGGAAAAATAATACTATAATTTCAGACAATAATGTTGTTCGTATTGTATTTGAAAATGACAATCCGCATGATTGCAACGCAGTATCTGTGTACGCCTACAATTTAAAAATTGGTTATATTCCTGCTTGCGATGCTCCTACTGTTAGAAAAATGATTAAACCTTTAGTTAGTCTTAGATTGTATTATTATAATAAAAAATATAGAGCAGAAATCACTATTGAATATAAAGGCTTAAAGAAATAATGTATATAATCATTACGGAAATGAGGTGAGATGTATGGCTAGTATATACAAGCGAGGTAAAACATGGGCTTACAAAGTCTATTACAAAGATAACGGAAAGCAGAAAGCTGTATCTAAGAGTGGATTCAAGACAAAAGCAGAAGCGAAGGATGCTTCCATTCTACGTGAGAACGAGCTGCTGCAAGGTAAGGACTTTGCAAAGGAAAGAATGAGCCTTTCAGACTATATGCTCTATTGGAAGAAGCTATACAAAGACGATACAATTTCCGTAGGAAGTTCCAAACAAATAGAAACGATTATCAAAGTACTTAATAAGCAGTACAATCCAATGATGAAGGATGTTAATCATGAAAACTATCAGCAATTTCTAAACTATCTCTCATCTATTCGAACTAAAGCGACTGTGAAGAAGTATCACTCATACATTAAAGCATGTATTAGGCATGCTATCCAGACTAAAATTATCCTCATAGATCCAACACTTGGAGTAGTCCTAAAAGGCAAGGATGCCAAAGAAGATAATATGAAGTTCTTGAGTTTAGATGAGTTCAGAAGATTAGAGGCAGCCGTGCTTGATGGAATTGATACAAGCATGACAAGCCGATACATCATACTAACATCCATGTATACTGGCGCTCGCTTTGGAGAATGCTTAGGTTTAACATGGGATTGTATAGATTTTGAAAAAGAACAGATACACATCGAAAAAGGATTTGACTACCTGCACACAAACAAGTACACAGACGGTAAGACGAAGAATGCTAATCGCATAATCGATGTGCCTCGTAAATTATTAGACATATTAGACACGCTGCCTAGAGACTCAAGTAGCGTGTTTGAACGTGTTTCTAATAATGGAGTGAATCATAGCCTTACACACGCTCTGAAGCGTGCCAAAATCGATAAAATGGTTACATTCCACGCGCTGCGGCACACTCATGCGAGCATACTTCTTTCTCAAGGTGTGCAGCTCCTAACTATCAGCAGAAGGCTTGGCCATTCTGATGCTAATATCACTCTAAAAACTTACTCTCACATTCTGGATGAGATGAAGATTTCTGAGGCAAAAAAAATAAAAGAGATTTTAGTCCACGGAACAAATACGGAACAAAACCTCTAAAAACGTTGATATATAAGCAACTTTTAAGGAGAAGAGGAGATTTGAACTCCCGCGCCGCTTTCACGACCTATCGCATTTC